TTAATTACTTTTATAGATTTTATCGAATACAGAATCAATCATTTCATCATTCTTGTTATCTAGCTCTTTTATAATGTGTAAGTAAGTAGTTATCGTTGTATCTAAACTTGAATGCCCTAGCCTTTTAGAAACATATATAGTATCACAGCCTTGATACAAGAGAACTGAAGCATGTGTATGACGTAAACCGTGTAAGGTGAATTTTTTTGTTACACCTATTTCAGATAATTTTTTTCTCAAATATTTAGTTACCGCGTTATTAGAAATAAGCCCATTTTGAGAATTGTAAAATATAAAATTTTCAGGATTTTGAATCTCTAGTTTATCAAACAATTCTTTTTGAGCTTTCTTGTATTCTTTTAGTAGTTGAGCAGTATGAAAATCAATTTTTATTTTGCGTATAGAACTTTCATTTTTAGTTTTCCCCCAGCAATTCATCTTGTAATTCCACGTTTTATGAATATCGATTATTTCATCCTCGAAATTTATATCGTTCCAAGTTGTTCCTAGTAACTCTGCAAAACGCATACCTGTAGCACCAGCTACCACAACCATAATTGGCGATGCGTAGTGTGGGTCAATTCCTTTTTCAGCTAATTCCATTAACCGCTTAAAATCACCGTAATCTAAAAATTTATCATTTTTGGTTTTATCTGGTTCTTTACCTTTAATTACAGCTTTTCTAGTTGGATCAAATAGAATAAGTCCTTCCTCAACCGCATCTTTAAGCGATGCTCTGATATGGTTATTAAATTTAATGACAGTTGACTTCATATGCTCTTCGGCAAACTTGTTTAAATATCGTTGGTACAATGGGCGGGTAAGTTGTGAAAGAATTATATTTGGCATATATCTTTCTATATTGTTGAGTGTATCCTTGTATTTTCTGTATGTTATTTCAGAAACGACATCTTTTTTATATAGATTCATCCAATCTTTAAAGTATTCAGACAACAAGATATTTTGTTTATCACCTTGAAGCCCTTTTTTTAAATTATATTCAATTTCATCAGCTGCTTCTTTGGCTTCTCGTTTAGTTTTAAACCCGCTTTTTCTTAATTTGCTATGCGTACCATCTTGTTTTTTATAAGATATTTCGTATTGCCAAGAATTTCCCCGCTTTATAAATCTAGCCATTGCCTATTCCTCCTGTTTTCTGGTAAAATAGGCATAGAAAATAGGCCTATTTTAGGTTTGTTTTATAGTTGCGTCATCTCAAACTTTGGACAGGGAGAGATGGCGCTTTTTTGTTTACTTAATATTAAACAGGTACTTTGTATTTAGCAGCTTTTTCAAAAGATACTAGTGGGCTAAAATGTATTTCAATTTCGCCTGTCTGGTTTAAACCGAAGTGAGCAACACAATCCATTTCTTTCCCAGGAGCGACTGAGCCCATTGTGTTATCATTTGGATAAGTTTCAGATTTTTTGTTGTCTGAGCCGTAAACTTCAACATCCATACCTACAGGGATATCTGAATCACCATCATTTTTTACAGTATAAGTAATTTTTACTATTTGTGCAGGTTGGTTTTCTTCAAATTGATTTCTTTCATCAGTTAATTCTACACTATTTAGTGTATATTCAGCATCACCAACTTTTACAGTGTCACCAATCTTATAGAAGGTATCGCTTTTTTCTTCTTTAGAAGATGAAGCAGAGGTTGAAGATTTAGTTACTTTTTCGCCACCATTATCACTTGCTTTATTACTATCTGATCCACCATTTAAAGCAGAACCAATAATTACAATTAAAATTACTGCTAGTATCCAAAACCAAACTCTTTTGTAGAAAGGTTTTTTTACTTTGTACGTTTTTCCATCTTGACCCATAACTTTTTTTGACATTTAAATTTTCCTCATTTCTTGTTATAATGTATTTGTGATCTCAGAAATGAGGTAGGAGTCCGTGTTGCAGCACGGGCTTTTTTTACTGTGCATAAGAGTATTTTTTCTTGAAATATGACTGGCAAACATTAAAACATTCTGTTCTTAACTTATTATTGATAGAGTAGAACTTCATGAAATTTTCTAATTTGAACTGGGATTCATCAGTCAGTTCATTCTCAATAAAGATATTTAGTAAAATCGTAATTGCAATTTTATCAGCTTCAGTTTCGAATTTTGAATGAAAAGTTGTAGAGTTATCGTACAGTACTGAATATTCAAAATGTGAAGCAATGAAATGACCGAGCTCGTGGGCTAAATGAAAAGCTTCAGAACTGTCTTCGTGTAGTTTTTCATTCAAAAATACTATTCTTGGTTTTGGATAATAAAAACCTGGTTCTTCCATTTCCATATAGATTAACTTTAAATTATACTCACTCAGCATTTCTTTCAACTTTAAATACATACAACCCATCACTCCAACTATTCATTTTCTTCTAAAGCTTTAGCAATTGCAATCGCTTTACGCATTGTCTCCTTAGATATTTCTTTTCCATCAAAAGAAAAAACAGTATCGTCTTCTGATAAATCCACATGTTTAGGCGTTTCTCTTTCTTCCCTACCTAGAAGGAAGTCTACAGAGACATCGAAATAGTCAGCAATTTCTTGCAAACGTTCTGTAGAGGGGTTTGAGTTCTTAAGTCTATATAAGACGTTTTTACCATAGCCTAGGTCTTCTTCAACTTTATTTAATGATTTTCCCTGTTTTTTCGCTAACTCTTTTATTCTCTCAAACGTTATCATATCAATATTCCTTTCGTTCAAGAAAAAATATTTAACTTTATTTGTTAAAATTCGTTGACTATTTTAACAAAGGGTGTTAATATCATTCTTGTAAACAAGTTTTACAACTAAAAAGACAACAAAAAACACTATTGATTAATAAATGCCAACCGCCAAGAAAGCTTTTTGAATCAATGTTTATATGTCTTATTTAACTATGTTCTGATTTTAACACTGTATGTTAATTTAGTCAACGCAGTTTTTTAAAAAGTTGTTAAATTTGTTTACGAATATAAAAGAAAGGAATGAGAAATATGAACACACCACAAATTTTTAATTTCGAACAAAACGAAGTTCGGACAATTTTAGTAAATGATGAACCATATTTTGTAGGCAAAGACGTTGCGAGTGTTTTGGGTTATTCAAACACTAAAGATGCTTTGTCGCGGCATGTAGATTTGGAAGATAAGATGGGGTCGCGAATCACGACCTCAGGTCAATCAAGAGAGATGACAATCATCAACGAATCTGGTTTGTACAGTTTAATCTTAAAATCAAAACTTCCCTCTGCCAAAAAATTTAAACGTTGGGTAACAAGTGAAGTGTTGCCAGCAATTAGAAAACATGGAGGTTATCTAACTCCAGAAAAAGTAGAAGAAGCTTTGCTTAATCCAGATACAATCATTCAATTAGCAACTCAACTAAAAGAAGAAAGAACTGGAAGATTAATCGCAGAACAAAAGATTGCAGAGTACGAACCTAAAATCTCCTATTTAGATAGCATATTATCTTCTACAGATTCAGTAACAATTAGTCAGATTGCAGCAGATTATGGGATGTCTCCACAACAGATGAATAAATTACTTCATAAACTAGGTATTCAGAAAAAAGTCGGTAACCAATGGTTATTGTGCAAAAAACACATGAACCAAGGATACACAAAATCTCATACAACTGAGATCCCGAAAGCCGATGGTGGCTCTAAAATTGTAATGAATACCAAATGGACACAGAAAGGGCGTCTATTTATCTACGAATTACTAAAAAAAGAAGGATATTACCCTCAAATGGATTTAGAGGAAATTGGTTAGAAAGGAGTTTTAGTATGACTGACATTGCAGAAATCACTCAACGAGATAGAGAAAAAATCAAAGAATATGTCGAAAGTTCAAAGTTCTTAACTTACACCATGCTTGCTGAAAGATTTGGAATTAGCAAAAGCTACTTATCTTTGATTTTAAACGGTAAAAAGACTTCTGCAGAAGCAAACAGAATTATAGATTCGATTATCACTATGTACGAATTGTAAAGGGAGGAACAACTAATGCAATATCTAGAAGCTAAAATTCCAGTTCCTTCAGATTACGTTATTATCTCTAAAGTTGAATATGAAGAATTAAAAAAAGCTGATGAGACAGGAAACTGGATGACGTTAAAAGAGGTATTAGACAGGGTAAATCGTGGGTATGAATGGTTTACCAGTAATGTATTGAAAAATCCCAGATATAGAAAAATATTAGATGTAGATAAAAATAAAGATGGTTTTGTTTATTATCCAGGGGACGGTCGCGATACTTATCTTTTTCAGAGAAGAAAAATGCTTGAATTTTTAGATGAAAATTTTGCAGATATTTTAAAGAAAGGGAGCAACTAAAACTGGTAAATACGGTAAATGTAACAAATACAAACGAAATAAATAAGGAGGCAGAACATGAGTGATGATGAAATTAGTTTAAGAGAATTAATTAATATTAGAAATAATTTTAGAAATTTTAAATGGGATGTGAGAATCGGAATTCCTAAACCAGAAGGATTTGACGAACTACCTATGTTTTCTGAAGGTTTTTTCTATAAAAGAAATAAGTGTGATGAGATTCGATATGCAACTATGCTTGCAGAAAAATTAGTAGAAAAAAGGAAGACGTTGTTAATTGAACAACGCCTTGAAGAAATTGATGATATCAGACTTATGGGTAATGATACTTATGAATAAATTTGTGACTGCAATAAAAGTAGTTAGTAGATAAGGAACCCAAAATAAAAATTTTTTATTTTGATGTTCTTCTATAAGTTTATTTGACTTGTTAGTTGTGTAATATCTGTAATTTTCTGTCGAATAAAAAGGACTAGAACATTCAGTAAAATAATTGCCGCTTTCATCTTTACCAATAAGAAACTGGCTATTTATATATACCATCACAAATAGTGAAATGCTTGAGTTTGGAAACTTTTTACGCAATTCACCTTCAGTAGCTCCTTTTTTTCGAAAATAATTTGTTTTTCTATAAATATATTTAAATATTTTAAGAGTGTTTTTATCTATATCTTCATGAGTATCCACTATTATTCACCTCACTTTCAAAATAATTATACCAGAAAGGAAATAAACCCAATGAACAATTTAGTAATTATGAAAAACCAAGAAGCAGTAACAAGTAGTTTGCAAGTTGCAGAAGTATTTGAAAAACAACATAAGCATGTTTTGGAAGCGATTGACGAATTGAAACAAGGGGTAGCCGAAAATTCGGCACACCTATTTTACGAAGATACCTATATTCATCCACAAAACAAACAATCATATCGCCAAGTAATTATGAACCGTGACGGATTCACACTACTAGCAATGGGGTTCACAGGTCAAAAAGCTTTGCAATTTAAATTGAAATATATTGAAGCTTTTAATCAAATGGAAAAAGAAATTCAACAGCCTAAACTTCCAACCTCACAAAGACAACTAGCAATGCTGGCTTTATCAGCAAATGAAGAAACAAATGAGCGTGTAGATGTAATTGAAAAAGAAGTAGCCGACTTAAAAGACAATCAAAAAATCGGTGCAGATGATTATGGCTACTTATCACGTCGAGTTCATCAACGAGTAGCAGAAGTTGCAAGAGGATTTGGGAAAATCACAAAGGAACAGCGTGGAAAGTTATACAAAGATATTAATTCAGGTATTAAGCAAATTACAGGCGTGGGTACCAGATCACAATTAAGAGAAAAACATTATCCAATGGTAATTGAATATATCAATGACTGGGAGCCGTCCACAGCCACAAAAACAGTTGTAAGACAAATGAGTTTAGACTTAAACGACATAGCGTAGGGAGAATATTATGGCTTATACAACTGAACAAGAAAGCTGGATACTCAACCAAATCAAAAAAGAGCGTAAACAGCTACAAGATGATAGAGCAGCGCTTAGACAATCAGAACAACTGACCGAAGGAAAAGCATATCAAATTGAAAAAGAACTTGAATTTTTAAGATACTTAGAGATTCAAAATAGAATGCATATTTAAGGAGAAATGAAATGAGAAAAATTTATAACTTAAGAAGAATTGCAGTGTTGCTAATCGTTTTCGGATTGGGGTTGATAGTAGGCGGAAATTTTAATCCGATTATCCAAAATGTATATATCGGCTTATTCATCATTTGGACACTGTATTATGATCTGGCACTCGAAGATAGAGAGGTTAATAAATGACAAGAAAAGACAAATTAGAACAAACAAAAAAACTTGCTGATTTATGGTACAAGCAACAAAAAAATAAAATATACATTGCGCAACAAAAAGAGCGCAGAGGTGTCGCATGACGACAAAAAAACGACTTAAGCCGGCAAGCAATAAGTCGCATACAAAAATTATACAAGAAAAATTATATCACAGAAACGAGGTCTTGTGAATGAATCGTAGTGAAGCAGATGCGCTAGATCAATTTTTAACAAAGCCGTCAGAAGAATTACAGAGAATCGAACCAGAATGGGAATATGACGAGGAGGAAGATATCCGTGGCAACACTTTATGAACTTAGCAACGATTATTTAAAAGTTTTGTCATTAGCTGAAGAGCTTGATGATGGAACATTAAAAGATACGTTAGATAGTATTAGCGATTCAATTGATTTAAAAGTAGAAAACACAGCAAAAGTAGTTAAAGAACTTGAAAGCAACATATCTATTGTTGAAAAAGAAATCAAACGGCTACAGTCACGAAAAACAACGCTTTCTAACAATGTAAAGAACCTAAAAGGATATCTGCAAGATGAAATGGAAAAGGTCGGCAAAACGAAAATCAAGGGCGAATTATTCAATGTAGGAATTCAAAACAATCCAGTTTCTGTGAATATTATAGACGAAAAATTAATTCCTATTGGCTTTTTAATTCCTCAACCTCCCAAAGTTGATAAAACAGCTTTGAAAGAAGAACTGAAACATGGGGAAATCAAAGGTGCAGAATTAGTTCAAACTAAGAGTTTGAGAATTAGATAGGAGGTTTCAATATGGAAATAAAAAAGGCTAAACGCGAAAAAATAAAAGTTCCTATCATGATAACTGGCGCAAGTGGTAGTGGAAAAACAGTAAGTGCGTTGTTTATTGCTAAAGGAATTATTGAAAAAATGCATTCAGACTTATCAGAACAAGAACAATGGGAAAAAATAGGTGTCATTGACACTGAGCACAAACGATCGTTGTTATATGCTGATTCAACTATTGGGAATGTTGACATAGGGGAATTTTTGCATATTGATTTTGAAGCACCATTTACTGTACAGCGATATATACAGGCTTTTAATTTATTCAAACAAGCTGGGGTTGAAGTGGTTATAGTCGATTCTCTAACGCATGCTTGGAGTGGTGAAGGTGGCATTTTAGAACAAGTAGAAAACCATCAGAGAGGCAACTCTAAAAATCAAATGTTGGCTTGGAATAAAGTAAAACCATTAGAGAAAGAATTTCTTAAGTTAGTAACAGGAAATTCAATGTATGTGATTGGAACGTCTAGAAGTAAGCAAGCCTACGACATGGAAAAAAATGAACAAGGTAAAACACAAGTAGTAAAACTAGGGTTGAAACCTGATCAAAAAGATAGTTTGGAATATGAATTTGCTATCGCTTTACGTATTGATCAGGACCACATAGCGGAAGCTACAAAAGATAACTCAAATATGTTTAATATGCCTTTTAAAATAACAAAAGAAGTAGGCGAAAAAATATATGAATGGAGTAGCGAAGGAATAGATTTAGAAAAATTAAAAGATGAATTAATTAGTAGTATTACAGAACTTGCTACACAATCTGAAAATCATGAAAATATGTTTAAAGAGTTGCACAGCAAGATTAACAACGTACCTTTAAAAAACGTAAAAACTAAAGTTCTTGAGCGTATGAAAGAAATGTTAGAAAAGATTGAAGTTCCTACTGTGGAACAACAAAGTGAAAACGAACTCGATGAAGAACAAACAGAATTATTTGACGAGGCAAACCCTCCGATTGCAAATGATTTTGAAAAGAAGTGATTGAATGATTGGGAAAATCATAAAACATAAAGGAAATATGTTGGCCATCGAATTTGAGGATGAAATAAATTCAAATTTTCTCGAACTTCTGGCTAATAACGATGATAATTTAGCGAAAGTTGAATTCTTAGATAATCGACAGATGTCTCAAAAACAGAATGCACTTTCTCACGTTCTAATAGCCGATGTGGCACGTTGGAGCTATGACGAACCTAAATGGATTGAAAGTGTCTTGAAATACTACTACGAGGCTAAGAGTGGTGTTTATTTTGAACATAGTAGAGCTACCAAGAATGAAGCGACTGAGTGGATCGGTTTCTTGATTGAGTTCATTTTGAAAAACGATATACCACTGGAAAAAAGATACCAATACTTGCTTGAAAATAACAAATGGTTTTATTACTGCCTGAAATATCGTAAGTGCTGTATTTGTGGTAAACATGCTGATATTTGCCATATAGAAGTTGTTGGCATGGGGCGAAATCGCAAAAAAATTAATCATGAGACATTCACATTTTATGCTGGTTGCCGTCAGCACCATCAAGAGGAGCACCAAATAGGCACTAAGAACTTCTTGAATAAGTATCAAATTAAACCAGTGAAATTAAACATCGAAGAACGTAAGAAGTTAAACATAGGAGGATAGAACGGTGGCTGAAAGAAGAATGTTTGCAAAGACCATCATTGATAGCGATGCATTTTTAGACATGCCGCTGTCAACTCAATCTCTTTATTTTCATCTGTCAATGCGAGCGGATGATGATGGGTTTATTAATAATCCTAAGAAAATTCAACGTATGGTTGGATGTGGAGATGATGATTTAAAGCTATTAATGGCCAAAAGATTTATTTTAGTTTTTGATAGCGGAGTTATTGTTATCAAGCATTGGAAAATTCATAACTATATTCGAAATGATCGATACAAACCAACTCTATATCAAGAAGAAAAGGCTGAATTAGCTGAGAAAAATAGTAAGGCATATACCTTTAAAACCGAGGTTATAGAGAGTGAAAACCATCTTGGTATACCAGATGGCAACCGTATGGGATACCAAATGGATACACAGGTTAGGTTAGGTAAGGATAGGTTAGTTAAGGATAAAAAAAAGAATAGTGTTGAGCCAAGCTCAACTATGCCTGAATTATTCGAAAAAGTTTGGAAAACTTATCCAAAGAAAACCAACAAGAAAAAAGCTAGAGAACAATTTTTAAAGAAGTTCAAGACGGAAGAAGATTTAGAGTCGTTTAAAAAAGGATATAAAGACTATCTTGCGTATATTAAATTAAACGATTGGTACCATCCACAAGAATTATTTCGTTGGATCCGTGATGATCGTTATAACGATGAATATGATTTATCTCAAACAAATAAACAGCCTGCGTATTCTAAGGCGCCAGTGAGACAAGAGCAGTTACCAAATTGGAATGGGATGCAAGAAGATGTACCTTTATCACCTGAAGAATTAGCTGAATTAGAACGACAAAAACAAGAATTATTAGGAGAGTGACAATATGATAAACCAAGTTGTGTTAGTTGGACGTTTAACGAAAGATATAGATTTACGCTACACCGCAAGTGGTTCTGCAGTTGGAAGCTTTACTCTTGCTGTGAACCGTAACTTTACAAACCAAAACGGCGAACGAGAAGCGGATTTTATCAACTGTGTAATTTGGCGTAAGCCTGCTGAAACAATGGCTAATTATGCTCGTAAAGGAACATTATTAGGAGTTGTAGGAAGAATTCAAACTCGTAATTATGACAACCAACAAGGCCAACGTGTGTATGTGACTGAAGTTGTTTGCGAAAGCTTCCAATTATTAGAGTCAAAAAGCACCAATGAGAATAGAAATAGCGTTCATAGTTCGCAGAATAGCGTTACAGGGGTTCAAAATAATTTTGAGAGTAATTATGCCACGAATCAAAACAAAGGCTTAAATCAGCAAAATAGCAGCCAACAAATGTCGTTTGGTGGAGATGTAGATCCGTTCGCAGGTGCAGGTAATTCAATCGACATTAGCGATGATGATCTGCCTTTTTAGGAGGTTAAAAAATGAACAGTGTAATTTTTGAAGATATAGCACGTATTCAAGCTGAAAAAAAGCAAAAGCGAAAAGAAATGCTCAAGTTAATGAATGAAAACCCAGATTGGTATAGACATCCCAAAAGCATGGTCTATCGTCAAATTAAATTGCTTGGTAAGGATATTGGTGAGCAAACAATGGATAAATCTAAACCAATCAATTCAATTGATAAAGACAAATTCACCATTCAAGAATATTTGTATTTGCAGTGGATTGGTTATTCAGTGAATGCAATCATAGAAGCGTTAGGAATGCCTAGAAGCAAATTTTGGGAATATAAAGCTGAACATTTAAATTAGATTTATGAAATGAAAGTGAGTGTTCATTTTGCTGGAGATATATTACACGCCAACATCCGCTATTATTGCGGATGCACTGGCTAAAACTTATGAAGTCGTTACTTTAGAAACAGCTAGAAATATTGCCAAGAAATTTAAGGCTAGTTTAAAGCAGAAAACGGACCTTTATGTAATTGAAAGTATTTTGATTGATGCTGGTTATAAAAAAGAGCCAGTGAATTTATAGAAGGGAGTGGAGGTTTGTGGCCACAGTAAAGAATTCTTTACTCCTTTGAAATTATGCAGAGAGAAACGAAAATACAATTATTTAACGATCATTTTCAAAATTATAAACGGTATGGCATACCGAAAGCGCAATTAGTTATTGCAGACATTCCTTATAACTTAGGTAAAAATGCATACGCATCAAGTTCTGCATGGTATGAAGGCGGAAAAATTGAAAATGGAGAATCGAATAAAGCGAATAAAAGCTTTTTTGACACCGATGAGAATTTTAGAATATCAGAATTTATGCATTTTTGCTCAAAAATGTTAAAGAAAGAACCGAAAGAAGTTGGAAAAGCGCCAGCTATGATAGTATTTTGCGCCTTTCAACAGCTTCAAATGGTGATTGACTATGGTAAAAAGTACGGCTTTAACAATCATATTCCACTAGTTTTTATTAAGAAATCCAGTCCTCAAGTATTAAAAGCAAATATGAAAGTTGTAGGAGCTACAGAATATGCGCTCGTTCTTTATAGAGAAAAACTTCCGAAATTTAATAACGACGGCCGTATGGTTCTAAATTGGTTTGAATGGGAAACGGATAACAGCTATCCAAAAATACATCCGACACAAAAACCGATACCCGTTATTAAACGGTTGATTGAAATTTTCACAGATTATGGGGATGTTGTAATAGATCCATGCGCTGGTAGTGGCTCTACGCTTAGAGCTGCGGCAGAACTCAATAGAAATGCTTATGGATTTGAAATAAAGAAAGAGATGTACGAAGTTGCACAGGAAAAAATGTTGTCAAATATCCCAATGGGGCTATTTATATGAACTGAAGAACAGCTGTCATTATTTTAGAAAGCGAGTGAAGAAGATGATTCCAAAATTCAGAGCATGGGATAAAAACACCAACGACATGGTGAACGTTAAAACAATTGACCTCGAAAAAGATGGCAGTATTGGTTGCATAGTAGATTATAACGGCATAAATTTAGATGTGTCTGAATGTGTCCTCGTGCAATCTACAGGGTTGAAAGATGAAAAAAGAAAAATGATTTTTGAAGGAGATATATTATTCGATAAGCATCATAATCCGCAAATAGGAGTAGTTGTATTTTATGAAGGAGCTTTTCAGCTTTTAGCTAACAATATGTATTATCCTTTGATTCAATTTGATGGTGATGTAGAAATTATTGGTAATATCCACGAAAATCCAGAATTATTGGAGGAAACAGAATGAGTGAAATTCATATAAAGCCATGCCCGTTTTGCGGTTCAGAAAACATTAGTTTTAATGCGTTTAGTATTTTATCAGATGCCTATGTATTGTGTGAACAATGCAATGCAAGCATCGAAATTTCTGTTCCGTGGGATGATATGGATGAAAAAGAGCACGATAAAGTTTGTTTTGAAAAATTATTAGTCCTTTGGAATAAAAGAGCTTCAAAAAGTAATCAACCAGAACTCAACGAAAATCAGCAGATCGTGCTGGATTGGTTGAAAGAATCATGCAAATTACACGGATTACGTGAAGTTATCGAAATCATGGGATTTTTATCAACTACTGGTGGAAAAATGAAGTATAAGCAAGTAGCTTATGCATATGGTGATTTAAATGATGATGAATTAGCTCAAGTATTACAGTCATTTAGCCAGTGGGTTTGGGAACAGGAGGAAAAATAAATGAAATTTTACGAAATTAAAGAACCTTATTTTGCATTAATCGCTGCTAAAGATGAAAAACAATGTTTAGAACTATACAAGGATACTATTTGCGAAGTAGAAGACGAAACAGAATTTTTCGATGATATGAAAACAATTGATAAATACGAAGCGTTCAAAATGGTTGCTAAAAGTCATACTGAAGAGGGTGACAAGACTGGCCCAGAAGAAGCTTTCAATAAATTAGAAAATATTGAAGAAGACGGCGAAGTATTGCTGATTGACAGCGGTTTGCTTTAGGAGGTATCGGAATGAGTATGAGTATTCAACCAGGAGACAAAGTAAAGTATATCGGTGAAGGAGTTCCACAATACACAGACAAATTTTTAGTAGTAAAAACAGTATTAGTGAATGGGTTGATTCTTGAATTTCCTGAGAAAGACAAAAGAAAAGTTGCTCTTGAAGGCGGCGGCATTTGGAACATGAACTCATTAGTTTGCGGATTTAACGAAGTGGAGGAACAGCGATGAATAAACAAGAAAAAGAAGATTTAATTCAAGCGCTCTATGATATCGGAGGCTGCGATGCAGAAGATGAATGGTCAAGAGGTTATGACGATGGAGTAAATGCAGCAATTGAGGTCATAAAAGAACTCAAAGTACAGGGAAAAGTCATATTTTCACATGAAGAGAAATTTGTGGCAGATTGGCTTGATGGTTTAAGAGGTCAAATCAGTAATGTTAAGTTAAATTCTGGTGCTGTTTTCATGACGTTCATCGGCAGACAGTTAGAGCGGTACTATGATGAAGAATACTCGTTTTTAACTGAAAAAATAGAGAGCTGGCTTACAGTTCCAAAAAATAAAGTAAAACTAATGAGCGCCATTGACAACGGCTACGAAGTCGAGAAGGAACCATTATATCACGTTTTATTATCAGACAAAGGGGCGACCAACATAGGATATACTTTTTTAAATTTAGCGGGAACAATTGATTTTACGATATGTAAGGAAAAGGTGGATACGTTAACAGAAAATCAAATCAAAGCAATTGATGAGCGCTATTGGCCGTTTGCTGTGAAGGTGGAGGAATAAGTAATGCCATATTTAACCAATAAAGAAGTTCAGATTATCAGTTTCTTAATCAAAGATGGAATTAAAGCCTTTGATTTTCGTGGTGGTTTCCGCGATTGCTGGTTCACAGTAAAAGAATCCAATGAATTAGCCAATAAAATAGAAAAAATATCAGATGTTATTTTCGAACGGGATCGTGACGAATTTTGGTATGAAAATGAAGATAATGACAGAGTACACCATTTGAAAATTTTACCTAAATACTTCGAAGCAGTCGTTTCAGGTGATAAATGTTTTGAAATCCGAAGAAATGATCGTGGATATAAGGTAGGCGATATTCTTCGACTAAATGAATATGAAGATGGCAAATATACAGGCAATTTTCATGTTGCAGAAATAACATACATTACAGATTACGCCCAACAAGATGGATATGTAGTGTTAGGGATTAAGTGAGGAGGTTAAATAGATGAAAATTATAGCTAAAGGTCGAGGAACTGGGAAGACGACAGAGCTAGTTAAAGAATCAGCTAGAACAGGTCAGTATATTTTAGCATCGAATAAATCGCATGTCCGAGCTATTGAACAAATTGCCAAAAAAGCAGGCGTTACTATTCCATATCCTGTTACGGTGGATGAGATTGTAAGCATGGACAGCTTTACATGTGCCAGTTCTATTCAACGAGAGGGATTGCTAGTGGATGAAGCAATTATGGTTTTAAGTAAACTAATTGGCTTAAAAATCACTGGGGCCACTATATCTCTTGAAGGAGAACAACAATGCTAAGTTATCCAGAATTATATATACTGGGCCGTCAAGTAGACGGCGTGTATGTTGAGTACCTGCATGGATCAGAGCAAGCCGATTTATTTTTCGATTATGCGATAGCTTGTGATGAAAGAAATCATATGAATAAAACCAATATGAAAGATGGCACTTGGGAAATTTTAAAGTATGGCAGACCGATCACGATTGAGGTGTGACATGGGGAAGAAAAAATAAAAAATTAAAAAGAAAAAGCGTCGCATGCAAGAAAAAGCAATTGCAAACGGCACTCAAAATTCTAAAAAATAAAAAAAGTCGGAATCGCTCCGACCAACCACATTGATATTATAACATAAAAGGAGCGATTTAACTTGATTCAATTGTTAAAAGAAGTTGATTTCAGTCAGACTAGAGCCAATGCGAGAGCCGTGTTGAAAAATTTTAGACGTTTGGACCGAATAGCTGGTCGTTCCTTAGTAGATGTTCGATCGCCAATCATTACAGACATGCCCAAAGGTATAAAGCATGGTAACAAAGCAGAAGATGCGTTGATCCAGATGATTGATGTCGAAGTAGAGCGTGATGCAATCCTAACGGCTTTGATGTCATTAAGTATAATAAGTCGTCAAATACTTCACTACAGTTTCTGTGTGCAGGACCATTACTCTAATTACAAGATTGCTAGAGAAGTTGGCTATTCCGAAAGAAGTATTCAAAGAATGAAATCAGAAGCTTTGATTGAATTCGCGGAAGCTTACCGAAACGGCAAAATAATTGCATATAAATAATTTTTGGCGGTTTTTTGGCGGAAAGTTGGCGGTTTTTATACGAATTTTAGTGCTAATATAGTAATATCGAAAGTCAAAGAAATGGACACAGTACACACTTTCTCGTTTAGTCACCGTTCACTTTGTCTTTCGATGGTCACTTGCAGACTTACGTTCTCAATAAAATGAAGTGAGGTGAATAACCTCCTCTTTTTTCTACAGGTTTGCGAGTGCTGCTATTATAAAAACTAAACCTTTGGTATACTTAAATAAAAAATTATCAGGGGTGCTTTAGATGGAATGGTGGCAACTATGGGTTCCTTTTGGTGGAACTATAGCGGGAATTTTTGCAAATGTATATATTAATTATAGACAGACAAAGAAAAATGAAGAACTTCAAAAGGAAATAACTCAAAAACAAATTGATGCTAATTTAAAGGCTAAGGCAAGAATAGAATGGATAAGTGACGTACGTGAGTTGGTATCAGAGTATATTGCCAGGCTATCAATTTTAGAGAATATCATGCGTTCTATGATTGAACCGGCAGAATTAATACAAATAGAGAGAATGAAAGATGAACCAGATGACAATATAATTTTATCTGAAAAAGCAAAACTAACGCCATTAAATGAATCTCTAAAAGAAGAACAAGTGAAAATTACATGTATATCTGAGAATATATTGCTTTATTTTAGTCATCAGGAGGAACATAAAAATATAGAAAAAATTATTACTTATATTCCTAATCAATTAATTCTACTAGAGTTATTTATGAGGGAAATTAACGGAGAACATGTGAATAAAACTCCGTTAAATGAACTATTGAAGGATGAATTTAATGAGTATCCTATAATGGTAGCTAAAAATGTACAGGAGATTCGTAAAGAATTCAGAAACTATTTAAAAATAGAATGGGATAAAGCCAAAGAAGGACAGTAATAATAATTATAGATCACTCAGCGAGTGGTCTATTTTTTTACATAAAATTACAATGGAGGTGAGGTCATGGCAAAGTACACAGAGTGGATTTCTGAAGAAGGATTAATAAAAATAGGTGGATGGGCTAAAGACGGCCTCACCGATGAACAGATAGCACAAAATATTGGAATAAGTCGTTCTACGTTAAACGAATGGAAAAAACGATTTCCGGACATTAAGGACACCATAAAAAGAGGTAAAGAAGTTGTAGACCGCCAAGTGGAAAATGCACTGTTTAAAAGTGCAGTGGGTTACGAATACACTGAAATTACTAAAGAGTTAACTGACTCAGGCATGAAAGTAACTAAACGAGTAACAAAACAAGTGGCTCCTAACCCAACATCTGCTATTTTCTGGTTGAAAAATAGAAAACCAGATGAGTGGAGAGATAAGAAAGAAACTCAAGTTTCTGGTGAAATGTCTGTTAACAATCCTTTTGCTGGTTTGTCTGAAAAAGAATTAAGAAAGTTAGCTGAAGGCGATGGATAAAATCGTTTTAGGCGCGAAGTTAGAATTATCCCGTCGTTATTTTTGGGACTATTGTAAATTAACTGCATCTGACTTTTATAAGCAAGACAGAGAGTACTTAAAAGAGTTATGCGATGACCTGCAAGAATTCATTTATAATAGCGACGATGACGTTCTAGTTATCAACGAACCGCCAAGGCATGGGAAATCCAGAACTGCTGGTAAATTCGTAGAATGGTTGTTAGGGAATGACACTCGAAAAAAAATAATGACGGGATCTTATAACGAAACGCTATCTACAACATTTTCTAAAAGCGTAAGGAATACTATTCAAGAAATAAAAGCTGATGAAAACAGAGTTGTATTTTCAGATGTATTCCCTGGTGTAGAGATAAAGTCTGGTGATGGGGCCATGAACTTATGGAGTTTGACCGGCGGATATAACAATTATCTAGCAACGTCACCAACTGGCACAGCTACAGGGTTTGGTGCAGACATTATTATCATTGATGATTTAATTAAAAATGCTGAAGAAGCAAATAATGCTATGGTATTAGAGAAACACTGGGAGTGGTTTGTTAATACGATGCTATCTCGTTTAGAAACAGGCGGCAAAATCATCATCATTATGACCAGATGGAATTCTAATGATTTAGCAGGTAAAGCATTAAAAGAATTACCGCAATCAGGTTATAAAGTAAAACATATTAGCATGAAAGCGTACGATGAAGAAACGGATACAATGCTTTGTGAGTCTGTGCTTTCCAAGGAAGAATATTTCCGCAAAAAGAAAACAATGGGTGCAGACATTGCTTCAGCTAACTACCAACAAGAACCAATTGATTTAAAAGGACGACTGTATCAAAAGTTTTCAACTTATGAAACGCGTTCAAATTATATCAAAATATGGAATTATACAGATACGGCAGATAAAGGTGCTGACAACTTGTGTTCAATTGTTTTTGGTGAGACAGAAGACCATAAAGCAGAAGTATTGGATGTTCTGTTTACAAAAGAACCAATGGAACAAACGGAAACAGCGCATGCAGAACAAATTAAAAATAATCAGGTGAACCATGCCCGCATTGAGTCTAACTCTGGTGGGCGTGGTTTTTCTCGTAATTCAGAAAGAATCGTTAAAGAACGAGGATATCGTGGAGCTTATTACGAGCCATTTCATCAATCGGCAAACAAACAATCGCGTATCCTTTCTAATGCGGCACTTGTTGAAAATAACGTGTTTTTCCCTTCTGATTGGAAAATAAGATGGCCAGATTTTTATGAAGCTATGACGACCTACCAAAGAGAGGGAAAAAATAAACATGATGATGCACCAGATGCAGTTACAGGAATTGTAGAAACGTTAGCAAATGATAATAAAGTTCAATTTATTCAATTTTAGGAGGCGGAATGATTGTTTCAAAGTGATTTAACATTGAGTCGATATAAAAGACTACGAACGAAATATTCTACGCAAATAAACGAAGAGCTGTTTGATCCAAATGACTTTATAACAGAGATGAAGCCATTTTTTGATGACAGAGAGCGTAAATACAAAGCTTATACAAGTGAAGAAAATGAGATTGATAGCAGACCTAAACCAAACACAAAAATTATAAAAGTGAATAATAAACTTCACGCTGGCTTATACAACACCATTGTTGATCAAGCAGCTGATCATTTCACAGGTATCCCAGTTAAATGGGATTATGATATTACAGAACAAAGAAAGTCCTTAATTCAAAAAACAAAGGATTTATTTTTAGGTAACGTCAGCGCAAAGATAGAAACACCTAAAGAATTCGATAGACTAGCAGAATTAGTTAAAGAAATGCGATTCGCAATGTTGGATTCGGACACGGCACGATATCAAGGCGCTTGTGGTGTTGCTTTTCGTTTGTTAGAACCCGTTGAAACTGCGGGAGAGTGGCAATTGTGGGCATGTAATGTTGAGCCATGGAGAGCCGAAAAATATGAGAATGCAGATATTTTCATTCGAGAGAAATATGACACACACCAAAAGAAATTTTTCGAAGAAATGAAAGTTGTTACTAAGAAAAAAATCTTAACGTATAACAGATACGTGGAAACGAATTTAATGAATGCAGCTGAAACATTTAAATTGACATCAGAAACTGACAATCCACTAGAAACATTCTACCTATCAGAATTTAAAAACAACACGAATCGTTATTGCGATTTTGAAGTAGCAGAGGAACTTTCTGATGCATTTGACAGAAGCCTGTCTGACCAACAAAACGAAGTTGAACAGTTTAAACTTGCTTACATGGCCATTAGTGGCTCGCGATTGGATGAAAAAGAAGCACGAAGAATGATGGAGCAATTAGGTATTATTAACTTGCCAGATCCACAAGCTAAGGTTGGCTATGTAACGAAAGATATTAACAAAGATTTCAACGAGTATCATCTTAATCAGTTGAAAAAGCTTTACTACACAGTCACTAAGTCAATCGACTTCAACGATGAAGTATTTAAATCTAATAGCTCTGGTGAAGCTCGCAAGTGGCAAATAATTGCACTAGAAGCCAAAACAAATACGAAAGAACAATACTTCAAAGAAGGATTAAAAGAAGTTGCAGAGACGATGGCAGCTTTTATAAAATTTAACGATAAATTAGAAGTAGATGTTTCTAAAATTGTGTTTACATTTAGTCGTAGTTTACCAACCGATATTGGATATCTTGCTGAGGCGTTACCTAAATTAGCACCTTATGTATCAAAACGTACTATCATTAATCAAATTCCATTCGTTAAAGATCCAGATTACGAGGCGGACATGATGAATTTAGAACAAGGGCAAAACTATCCAAGCGGGGAATACGGCAAGCTAGGCGGTGCGGATAATGACGAAGAAGAAAATAACGGCTAGTGAACGTTATTGGGAAAAACGCCGAGAATTAGAAGACAAAGCACGTTTGAAACTAGAGAAGAAAACTCTTAGTGAGCTAGAATCTGTTTTTGAACGTGCTTTAGTTAAAATTCAACGACAGCTATTGTCACAAGCGGATTTACATGACATCACACAAAGTGAAATGCTAGAAGACTTTAGCAAACGAGACCAAGAAAAGTACCGCAAGTATATCGAAAAAAACTATGAAAAGTTGATGGAATCAGATGAAGCTTATAAGCAATTCATTGATGAATATTTTCCGTCCTATGACTATGCGAAAGTTAATCGTTTGTTACAATTACGAGCAGATATCTTTTCAACGCTAGCTGATGAAGCAATCGCAAGCGACGTTAACGGTAAATTTAATAACGACTTAGAAAACATTACAAAACGAATCTACAATTCTAATTCTAATGCGTTGATGCAATTATTAGGCGGCTCTGCTTCTGGTTTATCAAAAAAAGAGCTGGAAAACATTCTGAATTATCCATGGAGCGGCAAAACTTTTTCATCTCGCTTGTGGGGCAATATATCAACTCTAGAGCAACGTTTGAGCAATTCCATTATTAATTCATTGGCAAGTGGTGGAGGGGTTGTGGAAGCTCTTAAAACGATGAAAAATGATGGTATTATTAGCGGCATGTTTAAGTTGGAACAAGGAAAGTTTAATCGATCGATTGAAAATCTTGTTAGAACGGAATATTCACATTTTGCTGTAGAGGGTGTAAGAAAATCGCTAAAGGATATAAGTGTTAAGCAAACACAAAGCTGGTCAGCAGAAGATGAGCGTGTTTGCTCTATTTGTGGTGGACGTCACGGAAAAGAGATTAAAGACGATTGGCATCCACCTTATCATGGACGTTGTCGTTGTACTGAAATACCAATTATCCCTGAAATTAGTGATGATATAGATAAATTGTATGAAGAAATGTTCGGTGATTTATTGGATGAATTCGCTAATAATAATTGGGGAATAAAATTAAATAGGAGAGGACGATAGCAATGAAAGGATTATTCGAGGCAGTGCTAAATCTAGAAGTTACCAATGGTACAGAAAAAGCCTATAAAAAAGCTTTTGAAGAAGAAAACGAACGATATTTGACCAAGCATACTTTGAGAGACGGCAGCGGTAACGTCATCAAAGATGAGCTTAAATCAGTTTGGGGCGGTAATTATTGTCACGTCGATATTTTGTATTCTTTACCAGGTAAAAAAAGTAAATTAACTATTTCGATTGTGTCTAGGACTCTGCAAAATGTAAAAGATGCTGTCACTGATTATCAAATGCTAGGCGGTGAACTGGTCCATAAGAATTGGGAGTGATTAGATGGATCCCTATGATTATTTAGATAGTGATTATGAAGAGTATTTGAGAAAGGAAAATAGTAATGAAAGAAAAAGCAAAAGTTAATGTATTAGGCGTAGAGTACACAATTTATAAAGAGACAACAGAAGTAGACAAACCTTTTATGCGCGGTGCAGACGGTGTCACTGATTTTACGACCAAAGAAATTTTTGTTGCCCATTTAGATAATGGAGATCCAGATAACTTTCGAGAAATGAGTGTATACGAAAATAGAACTATTCGCCATGAAATTATCCATGCTATCTTGTTTGAATCAGGGCTTGACCATAACGCTGAATGGCCAAGAAATGAAGAAGTCGTGGATTGGATTGCTATTCAGTTTCCTAAATTATTAAACATTTACAAAGATTTAAAAATTGAGTCGTTCTAACGGCTTTTTCTTTTGTCCGAAATGACGTAAAACTAGCGCAATGCTGGGCTTGATTGAATGGCGGGGCGCAATAAATAATCTAAAGCAATGCGGGGCGTACAAACGAATCGCGGGGCGAAAGGAGAAACAAAATGAAAACAAAAAAATTATTACCAATGAATTTGCAGATGTTTGCTGATGGTGGGGGAAATGAACCAGAGTTCACTATTGATGATTTTAAAGCATTTGTCGAATCGAATGAAGATGCACAGAAATTCATTCAATCTCAATCACAAAGTGCTGCAGATAAACAGTTAGAAGCTTGGAAACAGAATAATCTAGACAAGTTAAAACAGGAAGCTGTGAAGCAATATGAAGAAGCTAAAAAGAATAAAACACCAGAACAGCTAGAACTTGAGAAATTAAAAGCTGAGTTTGAAGCAGAGAAAGCTAAGAGCCGTTCGAACGAAAATAAAGCTTTTGTAGCTGAACAAATTGCAGGATTAGAGCTTGATAAAGAGTTGAAAGATTCAGTTTCCCAGTTCATGTTGAACACTTTAGTTAGTTCAGATACAGAATTCACACAGAAAGCTGTAGAAGCGTTCACAGGCGTTTTAGGAACAATCAACGAGAAACATGCAGAAGCCATCAAAAACATGGAAATGAGTAAAGCTTTTGGTAATAAGCAGCAACAAACTAATGCGGCTGATGGTAATCAGTCAACGCAACCGATTGAAAATCCTAAAGAAGCATTAGGGCAAAAATTACAAGCATTTAATTAGGAGGAATTTATAAATGAAAAAAACTACACTTAATAACCTTGAATATTTAGACATTTCACAAGAAATCAATGCGTTACAACGTCCGTCAACACCGTTTCTAAGCTGGTTATTAGGAGCTGGTAAAACTAGCCCAGCAACTTCTACGGAGATCAAATGGCGTGAATCAGAACTTGATGGAGAAGATTCATCTGCACAATTAGAAGGCGGAGAATACAAAGATGTAGATTCAGGGCGTAAATGGTTCAATAACTACACTGAAATTTTCCGTAAATCTACTTCTGTTTCAGGTACATTAGATGCTATCAATGTAAATGGCGTAGGAAGTGAATTAGCTAATCAAGTCTCTCAACGTGCATTAGAAATGAAGTTAGATTTGAACAAAAAGCTATTAATTGGTGTAAAAGCTGATGAAAATGGTACTAAAGGACGACAAATGGCTGGTGTAATTAACTTAATCAACTCTGATAACTTAGTTAAAACGTCTGCAGCTGATGCGGTGACACGTAAAGATGTGGATAAAATGTTTAAAACTATGTTTGACAAAGGTTATGCAGGAGAAAAACTATGTCTGGTTTCGACTGATATGGTTGATTTAATGACCGATGAAGTTGATAAAGCGGGCACTAAAGTGTTTAACTTTGGAGATCAAGTAGCTTTTGGATTGCAACTAGGGAAAATTGTTTCAAACTATGGATCAGGTACAGCTTTAATTGAGCCGTCACTGCCAAGTGGAACAATGATTGCTTTAGATACAAACTATGTGGAGCTACGTCCGTTACGTGAATGGCGCGCAGAGGAATTAGCTAAAACAACTGATTCAAAACGTATTGGTTTAGTTGGTGAGTACACGATTGAATACAACGCTTCGAATTCAGGGGCAATCTTAAACCTTGCAACTGCAGCACCAGGTGAATAATTAAAAAGTAAAGGAGAATAATTATGGTTAAAAAGTCAGAGGTCAAAGAAGAAGTAATCGAAGAGACAAAAGAAGTAACTGAAGAAGTGAAACCTGAAACAAAAACATTCAAAGTTTTAAAAAATAAAAATTTCGTTGGTTTTGTTCATCCTGAAACACGTAAATTTATTACAGCAGTTGACGGAAAAATCGAAGTGAGTGTTTCTGATAAAAAAGCTATTGCAATTTTAGAAGAAGCTGCAGATTTAACAGAAATTTAGGTGATTATATGACAGACGAACAAAAAAAAGTAATTATAGAAAAAGTTTCAAAAATGCTACCTAATGTTTCAAAAGAGCGTATTTCGTCTGTCTTAGACCTAGTTCTTTTGGAAATCGGATCTTACAATACATGTAAGATTGAAATTGATTGGGATTTACTTACCTCGCTTGTAATTGAAATTCTATATCAGTCACTTAAAAGCGAAACGGAACAAGCTGTAACTAGCATTAAGCGCGGTGATACATCTATTAGCTATGCAACTACACAGCAAAGTATAACAGCGTTGCTAGGTAATTACAGCGACACTATTAAACGTTTAATTGGCTGTGATAGTGGGGTGTTTTTCTATTGAATGAAGCGGATATTTTGGCAATGACCTATCTTGACACTTGTGTCATTGAAAGAATGAACGATATTGAAAATTCTGAAACAGGCATCACTGAGCAAGGGTATTCACCAATCCACGAAGGTAAATTAAAGTGTGCTCTTTCCCAAAGTGGATTGGGTAGTGCTGGAAGCTTACCAGTTGTTGAAAACAAAGGGACCTTTAATATCACTTACGAAGATCAAAAAATATTCTTAATGCCTGATGTAGATGTGAAAAAGGCCGACAGAATCACGGTCATTCAAAGTACAGGTCAAAAGCATATTTTATTTGCAAAGAAACCCTTTAACTATCCAAGCCACATCGAAGTAACATTGACAGGAAGTGCAATCGATGAGTAAAAGTGATTTTAGAATGACCTCGAATGCTGACAAAGTTATTGCAAACTTGAAGAAAATGACACCAATTGCTGAAAAAGAAGGTATTGCGATGGTCAATGATTCCTTAACGAAAATTTATCAGTTAATTGTACCTATTACGCCGATTAAAACAGGTGATTTAAGACGTGGATACAGAATCATTAAAGCTAGAAAAACATCAAGTGGTAGAATCGTTGGCGCCTTAATTAACAATGAAAAATATTTCAAATATGTTAATGACGGACACAGAACGAAGAATGGTGGATTTGTAAAAGGGCGATTCATGTTGCAAAAGTCTTATAAATTAGCTCATGCAACGTATATCCCAAAACGATTTAAACAAATGGCAATTGTTATTGCTAAGAAAGGATAGGTGTATGTACGACAAAATTTTAAAAATGCTTACTAGCACAATAAAACAGTTTTCTACTGCACCTATCTATTTAAATGACGTTATGCAGTCGTCAGAGTCGTTTTATTTTGTTTTGAGCATAGAGGAAAGTATGACTGATAACGTTGGTCAAAACGTTCAGAATAAAGCATATAACGTTGATATCGCGTTAGTTGATAGCAAGAAAAATAAACAATTAGTAACAAGCCTAACAGAAGACTGCGGGGCTTTTTTTAATGTCTTGAAATTAGATGGAAATGAATTGTTTTCGGAAGATTATCAGACATTTAAAACAGATGGAATTCAACATGTTAATTTTAATGTTGCTTTTCCTCAATTAATCGAATGGAGTGAAGAATAGATGGCAGTTAAAAAAAATGTAAGTGTCATTTCTGTGGAGAAACCAACCTGGTTCCCACTAACAGACGAAACGGGTGCTTTTCCAGTTTACGGAGCGCCAATTACAATCGGTACTGCTGTAAGTATCAAACCAGATGTTACAACAGAAACAACGCCTGACTATGGCGATAGTGTAGTTCAAGATCAGTACGTTGCATTTGGTGGTGCAGAAGTTACTTTGGAAACAAATGGATACCAGAATGAAGTTTTAGCTGAAATTACGGGTGGTGAAAAATTGAAAGGCGGTGTTTTACGATCCGCAGATGATATTGCACCAGATGGAGCATTCGCTTATCGCCGTCGTAAATCAAATGGTAAATATCGCTACACAATTTTTTATAAAGGCAAATTTGCATTGACTTCTGATGAATCATCAACTCTAGAAGGTAGTTCAGTATCTTACACTCATCCAGAGTGGACAGGTTCATTTGTTGATGTTCCTGGTGTCGGATACATGTATTCAGTCGATGAAGACGATGAAGGTGTTGACTTAGATATGATCAAAAATTGGTTTACTACGGTTACTAATCCACGTGAAGAGTCTACAAATCCTGTCAGTGGTGTAACTTTAGATAAAACGGAATTAGTTCTAACGGTTGGTGAAACTGCAACTCTAACGCCAACAATTGCACCTGAAAACGCAACAAACAAAAACTATTCATTCAAATCAAATGATACTTCAATTGCAACAGTAACACCTGTGCAAGGAAAAGTTACAGCAGTAACAGCAGGAACCACAACTGTTGTTGTCACTACTGAAGATGGCAACCATAAAGCTGAATGCAGCGTAACAGTTAATGCATAATAAAATTTAAGGACGGCCAAGTGTCGTCCTATTTATATGGAGGAATAAAAAAATGGCAAGCAAATTACAAACGACAATTAAACTTTACTTGAAAGATGAAGAAGGCAATTTCACCACTAAACAATTCAAATCCGCTGAAATGTTACCAGGATCTGTTATGGAAGATGCAACAGAATTACAAGTAGAACTAGAAGAAATCGTCAAAACAAACGACATGGAGGAAATTCGGCCTGTCTTGCGTAAGTGTTATGACTTTATCGCAAAAGTTATTTTTGAAGGTCAATTTACGGGCCAAGAATTTCTTGACGGAATGGATGCACGTGAAATCTTAAAAATTACGGGGCAACTATTAGGGTCTGTTTCTAGCGGTTATGATGCAGTTTATTCTGATCAGAAAAAAAAGTAACAGATCTCCTTTATCATCCTCATTTTAAATTTAGTCCACAGTACCGAGAAGCAGAATTAAAAATTACGTTGCTTAAAAATGGGTGGACACTAAACGAAATTGAGAATACAGACTTGAACGAACTTATGAAGCTTTATGCGTTCAGAGATGCTGTTAAAGAATTTGAAGAGCTTAAATTCCTTGATGAACACACAATGTTCTAAGAAGGGAGGGGGTACTTATTGAACAATGAAGACTTAGTCTTAAAAATGATACTAGATGAATCAGGATTCTCCCAAGGTCTAAATTCGGCAGTAAAAAAGTTGCAAGGTTTTGATGGAGAGGTTGACAGAACAGGACAAAAAGGCGGCCGCTCTCTTGGATCTATTTGGACGTCATTTGTTGGTAACTTTTTAGCCAGCGGAGCAACTAAAATTATTTCAAAAGGAATTGGGCTGATTACCAGCAACATCGATGGGGCCATTAATCGCGTGGATACGTTAAATAACGCAAACCGTGTATTTGAAAATATGGGTTTTTCAGCTGGTGAAACATCAAAGACAATGGATAGCTTAAAGAAGAGCATCCAAGGGTTACCTACACCTTTAGACAGCGCAATTAAAGGTGTTCAATTAATTGCTTCGTCTACAAATGACTTAGGAAAATCAGAACAGATTTTCGCAGCTTTAAATAATGGTATCCTCGGCTTTGGTGGGTCTGCAGAGATGGTAGACAATGCTATTATCCAGCTGTCCCAATCGTTCTCAAATGGTAAAGTAGATGCGCAAACTTGGAACTCAATGATTAACAGTGGTTTGGGTCCAGCGTTGAATGCTTTAGCGAAACAAATGGGGTTAACTGCTGGTCAGATGAAAGAAGGTCTCTCTGATGGTTCAATTTCAGTTGAAGAATTCCAAGACTCTCTAATTAAATTGAATAAAGAGGGCGGTGGAGGTCTTAAATCATTAGAACAGATTGCTAAAGACTCTACTGCAGGTATTAAAACAGGATTGGCTAACATGAAAACTGCGATCGTTCGTGGCGTGGCCAATGTTGTTACTAAAATTGACGAAGGTTTAAAAAGTGCGGGCTTTGGAAGTATTAGTGAAATCATTGCTGATAAAGGTGCAAAGATGGAAGCGGCTTTATCTAAGTTTGCTGAAATGATTCCGCCAATGATAAAGACAGTTAAAACATTGTATGATACGTTAAAACCTTATGCACCGCTGCTTGCAGGTTTAGCTGGTAGCATTGGAACGTTGATGCTTGCTAAAAAAGTAAGTGCAGCATTCACGGCTTGGCAAAAAGCAACAGAAGGATTATCAATTGCGCAAGCGATACTTAATTCAACTATGTTGGCGAATCCATTTGTCGCTATTTTAGCTGCAGTTATAGGTTTAGTTACAGGATTTATTTATCTATGGAAAACTAATGAAGGTTTTAGAGATGCTGTTAAAAACATTTGGAAAAACATACAGGAGGTCATTTCAAGCGCTGCTGATGTAGTTGTAAAAGCTTGGGATTCGACAATGGAATTCTTCAGCAATATGTGGGATGGCACAAAAGAAGCTTTTTCAAATGCTGGTACATGGATGAAAGAAGCACCTGGAAATGCAGCAAACTGGGTTAAAAACAAATGGAATGGCACCAAAGAATTCTTTAGTGGACTTTGGAATTCAACAAAAGAAGGTTCAAAAAACACATGGGAAAACATCAAGCAGGGTGCTGCTGATAGTGCAAAAAGTGTTGGAGAGAGTTTTAAAAACGGCTTTGATAATGCGAAAGATTGGTTTAAGGGTATTGGAAAATCAATATCAGATGTTTTCACAACAGCATTTGATTTTGTTTGGAAATATATTGGTCCGTATGTAACAGGAATCAAAAATGCGTTTAAAATGGTTGTTAACGCTATGAAAGCGAACATTGAAAATGTCAAAATGATCGCTGAAAATGTCGTTACCATTCTAAAAAATGTTCTGTTAGCTCCAATACTTTTCATCACATCAATGATTACAGGTGGGTGGGAAGAAGCAAAAGAGAACATGATTGCCGTTTGGGATAATATTGCTGAAGCAGCTCAGACAATTTGGTTCGGGATTAAAAATATCTTTTATAATACGGTTACAGCTATTTCCTATTCAGTTACTTCTATTTTTAATGGATTGATGTTGACAATTAAAAAGATTTGGATTGATGTGAAGTTATTTTTCACTTTGCTTTGGATTGATATTAAATATGGAGCAATCAACGTTTGGATTGAAATTAAATATTCTATCATCGAAACGTGGATAAATATTAAATTTGAAGCAATTAGAATATGGGAAAGTTTGAAAACTTGGTTCTTTGAAACAGTAGAAAACATTAAAAATGGTGTGATTGATGGCTGGAACAGTCTAAAACAAGGAACCATTGATACATTTAATGCAACTGTTCAATGGTCAAAAGATACATGGTCCAATTTCAAACAGTGGATTGTTGATACGGCGGTTGGAATAAAAGATGGTGTTGTTCAAACCTGGTATAGAATTAGAAATGGCACAATAGAAACATTCAACAACATGGTTCAAGGTGCTAAAAACGCATGGAATAATCTCACAAGAAGTGTTAGTGATACAGTGTCGAATGTAAAACAAACTTTTGAAGATTTAAAACATGTTGATTTATTTGAAATTGGTCAGAATATTATTCAAGGGCTTATTAATGGCATAACAGACAAGTTTAATAAATTAAAAGAAACAATGTTTAATATGGCTGATAATATTAAAAAATGGACTCAAAAGCAATTAAGAATATTTTCTCCTTCGAGATGGATGCGGGATATGATTGGTAAAAATATCGTGTTGGGTGTCGTTGCTGGTATTGACCAAGAAAAAGGAACTTTGGATAAATCGGTTAAAAAAATGACTGATTTGCCAACGGAATTACCGGATTTTTCTGTCACAGGTAGATATATTAGTCAACAGGAATCTCAAGCATCTAAATCGGATAAGAACAACAGCAATGCAACGACTACCTTTGGTGGTGATACCTTTAACATTAATTTACAAGCAATGGGTGAATTAGATGATAAGCAATTAATGAGCATGGCTCAAAAATTAGTTAAATACATTCAAGTCGTCAAAAATAGAGATAGCGATGCAGTAGGAGGTGCTTTTGGTGGAATTTAAAAGAGGTCAGTTTTTTCTTAATGGAAAACATAGCTCTGAATTCAATGTGTTTATGAGAGAAAGACCTGAACGACTTTCTGCGGGACGTGTAGTAGAGCTGAGAGAACGAATGGGTAATGACTCAATAGCTGTTGATTTTGAGTATTATAAAAATGTAGATCGCACCATTACATGCTATGCGAAAGCAAGAAATTTACAAGAAGTATCTTTCTTAGAAGATGAAATCTCGTTCTGGCTCGATATGGGAAACTACTCAGACTTTATCGTCTATTTTGATGAACATTACATCTATCAAGCCATCGTAACAAGTCCGCCAAAGTTTACAGGAACAAGAAAAACAGGGATTTTAATTCCTTTTGAGTTTACTGTAAGTATCCGACCTTTCAAAAAAAATCGTATTGGCCAATATTGGACAAGTAATCCTAAACAATTAATAAACACAGAAAAATATCCTTCAGAACCTACTATTCAGATTTTGGGTTCTGGGGATATTTCTTTTTTCATCAATAATCAGGAATATGCATTAAAAGCTATAGATGGAGATATCATTATTGATTCAGAAAAACAAGAAGCTTATCGAAAATCAGGTGGAGCGTTTGAAATCTTGGATCATAAAACACTTTTCAAAGATTACCCAATTTTAAAAAGTGGAGAAAATAATTTTCGCTGGACTGGAAAAGTGACAGAGTTTAAAGTTCAGCCTAATTGGAGGCGAAAAGTTTGATTCCAGTTATTTTTAAACCTGGAGAAAAAGATTTTACAACAAACGGCTTAGGACGTCTTATTGATGCGACACGTTGCGAAATCACTGAAGAAGCAAACGGAAAATATGAACTAGAAATGGACTATCCAGCGATTAGCAGATTTAGTGATTATTTTGAAAATGGCTATCAGATTAAAGCAAAGCCGAATGACTTAGAAGAATACCACATTTTCGAGATCAAACAAACGTTTAAAGATACGTTTACTAATAGTATTGTCATTTATGCTCAATCTCGTACTTATAAACTAGGAAACAGACAAGTAAGGCTAGTAACAGTTGATAATCGTAATGGTGCAGAAGCTATGAGATTAATCGAACAGAACATGGACGAGCCATGCGATATCAAACTTTATTCTGATATTAACACAGCTTCTAGTACGGTATTCGAAGCTAGAAACGTACTTAATTGTATTGCTGGTGAACAAGGTTCTTTGCTTCAATATTGGGGTGGAGAAATCAAACGAGAACCTTTTAAATTATCTTTGTTAAGACGTAGAGGACGAGATAACGTTGGAACTGTTCGTTATGGTAAAGATTTAAAAGGGTTAACCATTAAATTTGATTGGCAATCAATTGTTACTAAAGTTTTACCATTTGCAGAACTTCAAAGTGGTGCAGACGGAACTTCTCAACGGATTTATGGAAATGCAGTTAAGAGCGAATATATCAGCAAGTATCCTGATGTTTACGCTCAATACGTTCAATTTACTGAAGAACAAGGAGTAAAAGATTTAGCTAGCTTAAACAAAGTGGCTGGAAAATACTTTACTACGTTATATCCAGGAAGTGATAAGCCTAAAGTTTCTATTGAATTAGAAATTGAGAAACTCACAGACTCAGAAGAAGCAAAAGAATTTGCGAAAATGCGAAACTATAATTTATTCGATACGTTCACTGTGTATCACAAGCTTTATGATATTGACATTCAAACGAAAGTTACAGGAATTGTCTATGATGCTTTAGCAGAAAAAACAATAAAAATCACTGCGGGAGATATCCAAGTTGCTTTTTATAAACAGCAAAGTCAAGATTTTCAAGAATTTATTAAAACGTTGACTAAGAAAGATTATATGAGTGATTTCATTGATTACGTTACCGATTTAATTAATGGTGTAAAAGGTGGTAGTATTCTTCAATATCCTAAAAATAGGCCGCATACGCTTTATTTTATGGATACAGATTCCACAGATACCGCGAAGAATGTTATCGCTATTAACAATCAGGGCATCGGATTTTCAACTACTGGGTGGAAAGGTCCATTTAGAAACGCTTGGACCATTGATGGTATTTTAAATGCCGACTTTATCAGAGCTGGTAAAATTAGATCTGATATTTTTGAGACATCATTCAATGCATATGGAGATATTTTGCGTTTAGTTAACGGCGCTCTGCAAGCTTGGAATGGGAAAACTAAAATAATGGAACTAACTCGAAAAGGCATGGGGTTTTGGGATGGTTCGAGCCATGTAGGCAACATGGGGACTAAAGGAAACCCATTTCCATTATTAAACGATGCGAATGGTAATCCCGTAGTAACAGATGGTAAATCGTTGTTACTTGTGGGGAACAGTCCCACTAACATCATCGGTCTTTCTAACGAAGAAAGTACAGGTTTGATTATTAGGGGGGCTACCCAGTGGAATCTTGCTAATAACTCTTATTTCATCGGAAAAGGCGGTAACAAATCAACTATTTATGTTGATAGATTGATTGTCGGCGGTAAAGAAGTAATACCTGGTGATGGATCAGGCGGCAATGATGGTGATGTACCACCAGAGCTAACAACCGAAAAAGAGAAAAATGCTTGGGCGGTTTGGCAGTTCTTGAAATCAAAAGGCTACAGCGAACAAGCAGCTGCTGGGATTTTAGGAAACATGGATCAAGAATCTGGAATTATGCCCGATATTGACGAAGGCGGCGGAGGTCCTGGCTACGGGTTAGTTCAATGGACATCACCCGTTGCTGGCGAAAGTGGCCGTGCTTATGTGCAACGATTATTGGCTCAAGCTGGTATCGGCGGTGACTATCGAAACATTACTACGCAGTTGAAGTTGCTTGATTGGCATATGCATAATGGCCAATACATTCCATCGGCAGCTTATCCATATTCCGTTGCAGAGTTCAAAGCATTAACAGATATTGGCACAGCCACGATGGCATTTGAAGCGAACTTTGAACGTCCAGCGGTCACACATCCAGAACGCATTCCATTGGCGCAATACTGGTATGATTTGCTACACAATTTAAAACCAGGAACTAACAAGTGGGTTAATCCTGTACGTTCTAGTTACACTATCACTCAAGAATGGGATGAGATTGGCTGGGGAACAAATGTGATTCATGGTGGTATTGATATTGCATCGATGCCTGCTGGAAGTATGCCGCCTGTTTATGTTGCCCGCTCGGGTACAGTAGAAACTGTCACTTATGATGGGACAGGCGGAAATTACGTAGTAATTAAGCACGATGATGGCTACTGGACCTATTATGGTCACTTGGATTCGGTCGATTTGTCAGTAGGCGACAAAGTAACAACTAATTCACGTGTGGGAATCATGGGAGCAACCGGATTAGCTTCTGGCGTTCATCTTCACTTTGAAGTATGGAAAGGTGGGCAATGGCAACGAATTAATCCACGAGACGTTATTAATTTTTAGAAAGGGTGTGAATAAATGAGTAAATGGCAAGCGACACTAAGTACCACAGAACCTTATAATTATGTCGGCATTATTAATGTCCGTCAGGGGAATAAGAATACAGAAAAATTAGAAGTAAATATCGTAGAAAATGCTTTGCCATTAGATTTAACTAATTGCAAGGTATTTTTTGAATCTGTAATCAGTAATAAATACCCTATTCAGCGGCCAGCAACGGTTGTAGATGCGCGTAGTGGGATCATTCAGTACACTTTTGATGAATATTCTATGCAGTCGCTACATCGCCAAGAAGCTTATTTTACGATTTATAACGGTGAAGAATTAATTGGTTCAACGCAGAATTTTTCGTATTTCGTCATTAAAGCAGCTTCTAAAACAGAAGGTGAAATGGGGTCATACTGGCAGTCAATTGAAGATTTAATAGCGGACATGACCGCCTTCATCAATGAAAATAAAGGTGATTTCACAGCATGGATGAACGCTAGAAAAGAAGAGTTTGAAAAATGGCGTAAAAATCAACAAGATACATTTGAAGCTTGGCGAAATGGCCAAGAATCAGATTACCTTTTGTGGTTTGAATCAATCAAAGATATCTTAAAGACGGTCGATCCTGGCGGAACAATGCTAGCCGAATTAATGGATGCACGTGTAGATATACAAGGAGTTCGCCACAATTCACTTTCTGAACGTTTATTGGCTGATATGGATTATTTGTATCATCGGTTAGAGGAACGGCTATACACCATCAAATACGGTAATATAAACACGCTAGAAATTTTAGAGGATAATTCATTTTCTAAGAATCATGAAGTTGAAGTGGTAGGAACAGTCAATTACCCAATTGAAGAAGGGGCGCTAATTATAGCGACAGTTGATGATCCGAAACAAATTGTTTTTACGATTGAAGGTGTAGACAATGGTTGATGCTAAGAGAATGATGGAAACTGATGAAAATGGTATTAAACGTCAGTTTTTTCCTATGACACACGTATCGGCAATCCTTGGTTTATCAGAGATAATGAACGGACAAGCAAAAGTTTTATCTGTCAACGGAAAGACTGGAGCAGTAATCATCACACGTGCAGACTTAGATTTGCCAAGCGATGGAATTATGATATCACAACAAGAATATGACAAAATGTTAAAAATCATAGCCGATTATGATGCTGGGGAACTCGGTGGTTCTTCTGTGGAGTTTGAAAAAGTAAAAGGAGATGAAGAATTAAATGCCTGATTTATATGTAGTAAAAAAAGACGGTGTAGCTATTGATGTACAAACTAGTACAACTGGTGTTGTAGGTCTAAACGAATTTGTAGATGCAAAACTTGGTGACGCAGGCGCAGGAACAGTATCCTCGGTGAATGGCAAAGTAGGAGAAGTTGTATTGAATGCTGCTGACGTAAAAGCGTTGCCTGATACGACTATCATTCCAACAATTCCTGGAAATGCTACCGCTGAAAAAGACGGTTTAATGTCAAAAACGGATAAAGCAAAACTGGACGCATTACCAGTTTTTACATTTGAAAAGGTAGGTGAAGCATAATGGCAGATATTGTTCAGTTAAAAGAAAACGGCGTCGTTAAGTACATGAAAACACACGCAGATGCCATTGATGGCGTTGAAGGAAAATTAGTGAAAGCTGTAGGTAATGAGACGGTGTTAGGTACTAAAAATTTTCAAGATGGCGTTCAAATAGGAGGTAAGGTAGTCACTGCTGATAGAATTTGGCGGACTGCTTATGAAAATTGGGGTGAGGGATTTTATTGTGCTGCTTCTGAAAATCGTGATCTTGGTGAATTTTCTAAAATCAGTCAAGTTATTCTATTGATCGGTCGCTATACTGGCGCAGGAAACGATGAACGGTACGCCTATTCTGAACATAGTTTTAATTTCCCCCAAACTCGTTTAGGTACTTTCTTTTACCAACCGTTAATTTCTTATGATGGTGGTTCAGCAGCATCTTCTATTCCTGAAGTAGCTTTAAAGAAAATTAAATTTGCAAATGTTAGTGGGCGTTTAAGATTGCAAGGAGACGACTATAATTCAACAAATAGTCGTTCAAAAGGATATACCGTTAAAGCAGTTTACGTTTTAGAAAAAGCATAATTGGAGATGACATAGATGAAAACAATTTATAAAGTTTTATATCCAGTAGGGTTTGAAGCCCAAGAAGTTAACGACACATATTCGGTAGTTTTACCATTTGTTGATGAACAACCGCTAGAAGGGTTAGCCAATGAGCAGTCACAATTTTTTAACTTTGAAGAAAGTAAGTGGGAAGAAGCTGTAACACAAGATTATTCCAAAAAATTGAGTTTGTTGGAAAATCTATCTGCTAGTTTACAAGTAGACAATTCGGCTTTAAAACAAGCAAACGAAGAACTTGCTGCTAAAGCAGAGTTACTAGCACAAATCAATTCTAAAACAATGCTTACTTCACTTCAAAATACAAAAGAAATTGACGCTATTAAAGAACAAATCGGAGGTGCAGAATAATGTATTCATACGATGACATTAAGCTAATGTTTGACTGGGGGCTGTTTACTCCTGAACAGGTCGCAGAATTTGTACCTAGCTGTATTACAGAAGAGGAATTTACTAAAATGACAGGAAAACCGTTTAGCAAAAGCTAGGCGGTTTTTTTGTTAAAGGGATGGAGACGATAATTTGAAAGATGAGCCTTTAATTGAAATCGTCGATCGTTTGGCACGCATTGAGACAAAGTTGGATAATCATGAACAATTAAGAGAGAAAGCAGACATAGCGCTCTCAATGGCCAAAAACAATGAAGGCGATATTGCGGAAATAAAAGAGAATCAAAAGTGGACGTGGCGAACAATTGCGGGAATTGGCGTTTCTGTTGCTGTTTATTTAATCACGAAATACTTAGGAGGAATTTGAAAATGATACTACCAGACAAGTATTACAAAATCATCAAATGGGGAGTACTCACTGTACTTCCTGCTAGTTCTGTTTTAGTAGCAACGTTAGGCAAAGCCTACGGATGGCAACAAACAGATATGGCTGTTTTAACTATCAATGCCATTGCAACTTTTTTAGGAGTAGTAACAGGTGTATCAGCATATAATTTAAAAGACAAGGAGTAAACAAATGAAAAAGAAAATTTTAGTAGGAGCGTTAATCGCTCTATTTTTTATGCCTTTAAATGTGTTTGCTGCAAAAGGTGACCAAGGCGTTGACTGGGCTATTTATCAGGGGGAACAAGGTCGCTTTGGTTATGCACATGATAAATTCGCTATTGCCCAGATTGGTGGCTACAATACTAGCGGTATTTATGAACAATACACATACAAAACACAAGTAGCAAGTGCTATCGCTCAAGGCAAACGAGCACACACTTATATTTGGTATGACACATTCGGTAGCATGGACATTGCCAAAACAACAATGGATTACTTCTTGCCACGTATTCAAACGCCTAAAAATTCCATTGTTGCATTAGATTTTGAACATGGAGCTAGTCCTGATGTAAACGCAAATACAGAAACGATTTTGTATGGTATGCGCCGTATAAAACAAGCAGGATATACACCAATGTATTACAGCTATAAGCCTTTTACATTGCAATATGTAGATTATCAACGAATTATTAAAGAATTTCCTAACTCTTTATGGATTGCTGCATATCCTAGTTATGAGGTGACACCAAGTCCATTGTATAACTATTTTCCAAGTATGGATGGTATTGCAATTTGGCAATTTACCTCAACTTATATTGCAGGCGGTCTAGATGGTAACGTAGACCTAACAGGAATTACGGATAGTGGTTACACAGATACCAATCAACCAGAAACGGACACGCCAGCAACAGATGCAGGTGAAGAAATCGAAAAAACACCTAATTCTGATGTTAAAGTCGGCGACACAGTTAAAGTGAAATTTAATGTTGATGCTTGGGCAACTGGTGAAGCTATTCCAGATTGGGTAAAAGGAAACAGCTACAAAGTGCAAGAAGTAACTGGAAGCAGAGTATTGCTAGAAGGTATCTTGTCATGGATTAGCAAAGGCGATATTGAATTGTTGCCAGATGCTACAACTGTTCCCAATAAGCAACCAGAAGCAACACACGTGGTTCAATATGGCGAAACATTATCGAGCATTGCGTACCAATACGGAACGGACTATCAAACCTTAGCTTCCTTAAATGGGTTGGTAAATCCTAATTTGATTTATCCTGGTCAAGTTTTGAAAGTCAATGGATCAGCAGTAAGCAACGTTTATACAGTTCTATACGGTGATAATTTATCAAGTATTGCAGCCAAACTCGGCACTACTTATCAAGCCTTAGCTGCATTAAACGGATTAGCAAATCCTAACCTGATTTATCCTGGTCAAACATTGAATTATTAAAAACAGCCCCTCTTAAATGAGGGGGAATACATAGATTTTTTAAGAAGCTTGCAATTACTGATAAATAATTTTACACTAATAATATGTAGAATAAATAAATTATATTTTGAAAGTGGGGAAGCGTATTGAAAAAAACAATATTAGTTATGGGATTGGCATTAATTTTATTTACAGGGTGTGGCCAGAAAAAGGTTGAATCAGAGAAAAGTAGTTCGTCGTATTTTGTAACCTCGCAAAGCAAACAGCAAGAGCTTAGTTCATCAAAATCAAGTGATAAGTTATCTAGCATTATGACTTCCAGTGATAAAAGTAGTAGTGTATCAACGAGTTCAATGGAAGATTCATCTGTGAGTGTTGATTCAGGAAAATCTTTAGATACTGATGCCATTACTAAAGGAGATTTTAGTTCATTAGTGGGGACATGGGAAAATAGCGAAGGTAAACGATTGGACATTAAGAGTGATGGGACTGTTAATGAAAATATGAAAGTAGAAATTGATACAATAGGTCAATCCGATACTAGTATTCCAACCGTATCAGTACAACCCAAAAAACCTGCTGCTGGTGGTTTTCTTTTATTCCTATTTGAAAAAGATGTAGAAAACCCTAAAGGGGACAATTCAGATGTATCAAAAGATAGAATTGTTGGATCGCAAAATAGTATAGGACCTTTTCAGTCTGATGCATACTATTATCGAGTATCTATATAAATTTAAGTTGCCTTAGTCAAGGCAATTTGTTTCAATAATGTGTGGTATAGTCCAGAACTTTAAGTATATAATAGAGATAATTAAAGTAAAGTTGAGGTAAAAAATTGGAGAGAGTAATCGAGATACCTGGTCAGTTTACCCAAAATACAATTGATTCAGTATTGGAAAATGTAATTAGACCAGATTTAACCCCTGTAAGTAAAAAAATTAAATTTGACCTTAGAAATGTTAGTTTTATTGATCCGTGTGGTATGACTGCACTATATAATATTTGTTTATGGCTGCAAAAAACAGAAGAGGTAGATGCTTCATTCATACTTAATCCCAAAGAATCGGTACCTAAATATAATGAAAAACCCATGATGTATTTAGTAGACTGTGGTTTTTTTACAGAGTTTTTTGGGAATAATGAAATTTATAAAGTGCCTCATCGTAGGAATACAACGCTACCAGTTAGAACATTAAAATCAGAAGAGAGTTACAGTTGGAAGGAAAGTACATTAAAACCGTGGATACAGAGATGTACAGGCAGATATTGTGAATATAGTAATATACAAACTGCTATAGATGAAATATTTAATAATATTTCAGATCATTCAAGTCAAAAAATTGGATGTGTATTTGCACAGTTCTTTCCAAAATGGAATAAAATAATCATATCAATATCTGATTTTGGAATTGGTATTCCCACCTCGTTAAGATCATTATTTCCAGATAAAAGCGATGCTGAACTATTAGAAATCTCTTGTAAAGAAGGTGTTTCTACGCGGTCTAGTCCTAGAAACAGAGGGGCTGGATTGACTAATATTATAAGAAGTTTAACAAATTCAAGTATAGGTACTGTTCATATTCAATCTAATTATGGTATTATAGAAATAGAAGATAAGAAAATAGCTAAGTTAGAAACTAGCACTAGTTTTTACCCAGGTACGTTGTTTTGCATAGAGCTATTTTTAGATAACGAAAGTCTTTATGATTTTGATGAAGAGGAGGAGTTTACATGGTTTTAATTAAAATTGATGACATTTTAAATAGCCATTATACCAATGATGACGGTGAAAAGTTATACGAGATAATTATTTCCCATTTTTCTAAGAATCAAAGTGTTGAACTTTCTTTTGAAAATATAGATTCTGTAAATACATCATTTGTTAATTCGGCTTTTATAAAGTTACTAGACTTGTATAGTTTTGAAATGATTAGAACCAATTTAACATTTGTAAATACAAATAGACAAATAAATAACTTGATAAGAAATAGATTTAAATTTGAAGTTGCAAAAAAGATGACCAATAGTATGCATACGCAAATGAAAGTATTTGCGTAA